TCTTTGAAGTCGGAGAACATCTGGGAGACGAGAGAAGTTGTGGGTACGATCACCAGTATCTTTTTGTCTGTCTTCGAGAGGTAGTATCGCAACAATGAGTATATGATAAACGATTTCCCTGATCCAGTGGGAGACAGTAGCAACGCTCGGCCATTGTTTATAGCATGACAGACACCTGATATCTGGTGTTCGTGTGGTGTAATTGCTTTGCCGTGTGCCTGTGGTTTCAGGTATTCCGTCATATACTTTCTGACATCTTCCATTGACTTTGTGTCGTTGGAGAAGAAGTCTTCTTTGGAATACTCTAGAGTATAGTTACGTTCCTTGGAAAACTCTTTGAGGTATTCCAGTAGTCCGTTGTAGAGTGTGAAGTCAAACGTGTTGAATAATTTGATCGTGCCATCCCATATCTTGTTTCGATATGCAGGCATGTATTTGTGTCCGGGAACTTTGAACGTGAAGAATGACGAGAGTTCCTTAGCGATGGATCTCTCACAGTCAATCTTCATGTAGACACTATCTAGTTTGTTCACAACAATATCGCTCATACCATTATTTATGGTGCGAACGATTTCCCATTTACGGTTACCTCGAAACCACATCCAATCTCACCGTCGTACTCTAGGAATTCTATGTTGTGTTTTGCTAGTTCCATATTGATATCCCTATAGAATGTTCTGTTTCTTCTCTTGTCCATTGCTTGTTTATGGACAACAACCTTACGGATACCGAACAAAACAGCATATCGAAATGCCATTGTAGACAAACCCCAAGGCATATACATGTCCATTCCCTCAAGGGGTATTGATCGTGTGAGTGAAGAGAACACTAGATCCTCTGCTGGTGTGATGTATTCACATCTCTTTATTCTATTTTTGGATACGTCGGTGATCTTACGCTGAACACCGTACATGATAATCTCTGCACTGTTTGGTTCAGCCACACCGATAGCATTCATGTCTTGTCTATTGACTGAAGACTTTTGTGCTACCTTATAGACTTGCTCAAGATAGATCACATTCTGAATCATACTACACCGTTGCTAAACTTCTTCCACTCAATTGAGTTTCGAATCTTCCAGTGACGGTTACCCAGTTCACGGAGGACTCTCTCCAAGAAGTCAACCGTTGACTTGTGTAGTTCTAGGTTCAATTGGATCTTCTGTAGATCCTCGTCACTGTCCATGTACAGTCCAAGGTCTTGCTTGAGAACGGTCAACTCAAAAGGTTCCCATCCCTCACGCTCTAGTTGTTCGCGGGACATTTTACCCGTGAAGTATTCCCACTTCTTTCTTTTGAGCATGACATGACGAAACTCCAACTCTTTGATGCGAAGTTGTTCTTCGATCAGAAAGTTGAGATACTTTGAGTGTAGTTGTGGTATTCGGGTCGATTCGTAATCGAGATTTGTGTCGTCAAGTTTTGAGTCATTTTCATATTGTAGTTTGATTTCACTTAGTTTCATTCATATCACCCATAGGCAGGTAGTTTTTCAATCTCATAATGTGAGTAGGCAAATGTCGCAGAAGCGACGACAGGTTCCGGTGTTGTATCCGTTGCATTGAACTCTACTGCTCCCAGTGAGATTGGGAACATATTGGCTATTCGAACGGAAACAATTGGTTTTTGTTTATTGTTTAGTACTATTATACTCGCATCGGAGTAGTGTGTCGAGGCGTCTTCGTAATCTTTGTAACTATCCACTGCTTTCATCGACCGCATCCAATCGTGCAGTTCCAACCAACTCTTCATGTATTCGTCTACTAAGAATGTAACACTAAATTGACCAAAGTCAAAATTTTCTCCCGGATGTGGGATCGGACTTTTGAAAAATGTCACTGGTTGTTCTAGTGGAGTAGATGAAATTTCTGGAATAGAAACAGACTGAGTAAAGAAGACCAAGTTAGGTATTCTTTGAATCGTAAACTGAAAGTGTGTTGATTGTAGATATGACACAGACTCCGGGGTTGTTCTGTTTCTATTCAGAACATCCAGAGTCATTCCAGCGGTAATGTCTGGTAGATACTCTTTGCTCATAATGTTTCTCCTAAACTATGTATACACAAAAAAAGGGAGAGTCCCGAAGGACTCTCCCGATTTCTTCAACTATCCGTATCAGGAGTTGCCGTGTAGGTTGTCTACGCGGAAGATGCGGTAGTATTGGTTGCGACGGACGGAACCGGCAGCGTGTGGATCGACGGTCGAGGCACTGTTGCTGACGAATGGGTTTGAGACCATTCCGTAACGTGTCTTGAATCCGATCTTTGGCTGGAAGGAGTTCTCACCGACTGCACGAACCATCTGTAGTGGAACGTATGGGCAGTAGAAGAGACCTGCGTCGTATGGGGACGAACCCTTATAACCTACGAGGCAGTAGTCCTTGGCAGAAGCATTGTTACCGGGACCTGCGTATGGGTCAATGTAGACTCTCGTCTTGCCGTTGAGGATACCAGCAAAGGTGTTGCCGGTGTCGTCTACGTTAAGTGAGACATTGAGTGCTGGTGAGATGTTGAGGAATCCACCCATTGCGAGGGCAGAGGCAACGTCTGAGGAGCAGACAACGAAGTTGCCCTTCCCGCGACGAGTTTCCTTAGCGATGACGTTGGCTTCACGTTCGATCTGGAACATGAGTCCTCTGAATCGCTCTGCGGACCAGCGACCGTCTGAGTCAGCGGCGAGGTCATAGACACCACCGATACCGCGACCGACTGGAGATTCCGAACCACCAGCAGTACCACCGAGTGCTGAGGTAGCACCTTCACCACGACCTGCGAGGTCGAGTTGCTGTGCGCCAAGTTTAGCGTTTCGGTAGATTACGCGGATGACCTCTCTGTTGATTTCCGAAAGGATTTCGGTTGAAAGGATGTTAGCGAGTTCTGACTCGGCATCAAGACCGTGAACTGCACGAAGGTCTTGTGCGAGTTCTGTGGTGTATTCTGCCTTGAGAGCGCGGGTCTTTGCTTCAACTGACTGACGTTCGATACGGAATGCCATTTCGTTGAATGCTTGACCTGATTCACCAAGGTTCTCGGACTGAGTTGTTGACATACCCGAGTTAACGGCGTAACCGTTGTCGGTGAACTGTGTGTCAGCAGAGTCATAGAGACCTAGTGGATCGGAGTTACCTGCATCAGCGGCTGCGCTACCTTCTGCGGAGGTTGCACCGTGAGCAGTGCGTGCTTCGCTGAAGAGTGCTTCGTCGCCACTCTGCGTGGTGTAAGCAGCACGAAGAGCAAAGATAAGTCCGGTAGGACCGCTCATTGGCTGAACACCTGCAACGTCGTAAGCGATTAGGTTTGGCATAGCACGACGGACGAGTGAGATTAGGATTGGGTCAAAACCCTTGATCGAACCCTCACCACCGACGACTGGTGACATACCACCACCTGCGGCGTTTGCTGGTGCTTCGTTGAGGACGTTTGCCTCACGAAGTGCATTCTCTTGATTCTCTAGGAGAATCGAAGTTACGGTCTTGCGATAGTTGTCTTCAATTGCTGGAAGACTGTCATGCTCTAGAAGTGGGCTCCACTTCTCTCGGAGCATCTCTACATTTTGTGAATTTCTGAAGTCCATTGATGGTTTCTCCTTTGGTTACTTTCTTTTATCTATGGCTTTTACGATTTTGGTAAAGTTCTTGTGATTGCGTTTGCGTATACTGACATGCTGGGACTGAGTTCTTCTTGTGATTCTTCATCGGAAGTTGTTTCTAGGTTTTCTTCCAGTAAGGTTGCCTTCTTTGATTTATCACCAAAGTAAGTTTCCTTAATGATTTCTACCTTTTCACGGTATTGTGAAGCATGTTCAAACTCAATGCCTTCTGTAAGTGAGGAAAGACGTTCGACTTGCGTGTCAGCAAGACCGTTTGCTACCTCATGAAAAATGTTGTCACATTCTGTTAGAAGGTTCTCTTTCTTAAGAGAAATATTTTCTTCGATGAGGGCATTCATTTCTTCCGAAAGTGATGTTACCTCAGACGCAAGTTCTTCAACCAAATCGGTTTTTTCTTCGGGAACCTGAATATTGGACTCCATGAAGAGATTCTTAAGACCAAGAATGAAGTTTTCTGCGACCTCTGTTCGAATTCCGGTTTCAATTGCGAGTTCGTTCTCGTCTACCCATTTCTCGATTACATACGAGAGGTATTCATCAACCTTATCAGTTAATTCTGTGGTAAGGCCGTGCATGTGTTCTGAAAGACTCTTAACGTGATCTTCTAGAAGTTCGGAACGGAATTCATTAATCTTTTCATTAACTGCTGCCTCAAAGAGAGTGGCAGTCTTGTTTTTCATTTCTTCGGTAAGATCCTCACCGAAGATTTCTTCTACTGCTTCTGCTGGGACTACGACTTTCTTATCAACACCTGCTTGTGAAGGTTTGGTGGTAGGTGCTACTGCCTTGCCCTTAGTCTTCTTGGTGTCGAGTTTAGCGTGCTTGCCATCGGCAGTTTGGTAGAGATCCGGATCCTCTTCGGACTTCGGATCAATAACACCTTCAGCAGCCATCTTGTCGTGTAGTGATGCCATGAGTTGCTCCATTTTGGATGTCATCTTTTTGTAACCCATAGTCTTGGCTTCTTCAAGTGCCTCTGCAATGTCTTCGTCGCTTACTTCAAGTTCTTTAAGAATGGTATGAAGTTTGGCGATTTGTAGACCTCGTTCTGCATCGGTCATTTCGTAATCCTCTTCGAGTTCTTCTTCGTCTTCCTCGACATCTTCATCGTCGAGTTCGTCGAAGATTTCTTCGATTTCTTCTTCATCAACTTCAAAGTCCTCTTCGTCGATGGAGGTTAGTGCCTCATCGTCAACGAGTTCTTCTTCGATATATTCGTT